TTCTTATAATAGAAATATAAATACAGGAGCTCTCGAAAGCACTTATCAAGATTGGGATGGTAAATTTAGAGGGGATAAAAAAGAGTTTTCTGACCCCAATCATGTAAATCATCTTCCTGTATATACAACTAACCCAGCCTGGATATTTTTTGACATTCTTACTAATGAAAGGTATGGACTAGGTAAGTATTTAGACCCTGATGGAAGCCAAGACTTAATAGACAAATACCAATTATTTGAAATTGCAAAATACTGCGATGAGCTAGTATCAGATGGCGACAATGGACTTGAACCTCGTTTTGAGTGCAATGTATATATTACTAAATCAACGGAAGCTATAAAAGTACTAAAACAATTATTAAGCGTATTTAGAGGTATACTACTATGGCATAATGGAGAGATATCTTTAAACACACAACAAGAAAAAGCTCCTATATTTACCTTCACAAAAGGAAATGTAGTAGAAGGAGGTTTTGCGTATCAATATCCTTCTAATAGAGTAAGAGCCAATCAGATAAGAGTAACTTGGAACGACCCAGACAATCATTATAAACCTGCTGTAGAATTAGTAGAAGATTCTGAAAACATAGCAAAAACAGGAAGAATAGTAGAAAAAACAACAATAGCTTTTGGGTGTACTTCTCAAGCACAAGCACATAGAGTAGGTAAGTATCATTTATTAACTGAAATTAATGATAGTGAAGTTGTATCTTTTGCTACTGGCATTGGTAGTCAAGTTTTAAAACCTGGAGATTTAATCGAAGTTCAAGACGCAGATAAAGATAACGTACAATTAAGCGGAAGAGTTTCTAGTGGAGCGTCAACAACAGTCATTCCTGTAGACAGATCGGTAGCTTTAAGTTCTGCTGCTAATTCTGATTTAACTCTTATTTTTCCTAAATCAGGTGCTTATTTAGCTCAACCAAGTGCTGTAATCAATAGTGTAACATATAATCAAGGAGATTTAATACTTCAAGCAAAAAATAGTGGAGACTCCTTATACAACTTAGACTCTCGAGAAGATTCTGTAAATGCACGAGACGACGATGGAGATGTGCTAGATATTGCTTGGTCAGAAGATACTAGGATAGAAACAAAAGCAATAAGCTCTTATAATGCAACACACGTAACTGTAAGTTCAGCTTTTAGTGAAGCCCCTAATCAAGAAGTAATTTTTGCAATCTCACAAACCACAGCAAGTGGCGAAAAATTAGCAGGTTCTCCTCAAACTTATATGATAACTCAGATTACTGAAAGTAGTGACAAATCTTTTTCTATATCTGCGGTAAAGCACACTGTAGGTAAATTTGATGAGGTAGACAGAGGCTGGAGTATTCCTTCCATACCTGATGTAATGAGACCTCCAAAATCTAGTGATGGCGTTCCTTCCCCAAGAAATGTAACTTTAAAAGTATTAAAAGGGCTAGTTGACGATGCAGACTCCGAAGATGTTTCCAATGCTTTAGAAGAAAGATTTGCAGCTCCAAGATTAGACGTATATTGGGGGATTCCATTTAGTTTAAGAACTGATGATAATGAAGTTCAAATTCAGTCTCCATACGAACACTTACAAAATTTTCAAATAGAACATAATTTATTTACTCAACAATCAACACAAGGTAAACTTACTTTTGATAGAGTTGATGTATCTCCTGAAAGACAAAGTTATACTTTTAAAGATATACCAAAAGCAGGTACATATATTATAAGAATAAGAACTATTAATACTGCAGGGCAACCCTCTCCTTTTATACAAAAAAGAATTACTATTAACCCTGAAAAACCTGCAAAAAATCTAGAACCTATCGCAAGAAAAGGTGGTATATTAACATCAGGTTTTAACATAGATTCGTCCAATGCTTTAGTACAATTTACAGAAAGCACATATAACTTTACTCCTGCAGAAAGTGATTTACAAACAATAACAGTAACAAGTGGAACAACTGCACAAACTTCATGTAGCTTTGCAAATTTACCTAGTGGAAACACTGGATATTTACTTTGGGATTACAGTGATACTACTGACCCGCTAAAAGCAATTGAATATGTTGTAGACAACAGCGGAGCAGAAACATTTAGATTTGCTAAAAATTTAGATGCAACAGCTTTTGTACAAAAGACAGGTACAGCCACAGTAACAGCAGGAAGTTCACTAGTAACAGGTACAGGGACAAGTTTTACAACAGAGTACGAAGCAGGAGACTTATTTAAGTTTGACACTGGCTCTACTCATTTTATAGCAACAATCAATCATATATATGATAACACAAGATTAGAAGTTGCCTATAATCCAACTGCAAATTTATCTAATAAGAATATTTTTGCACAAAGAATACAACCAAACATAATAAAAGATACTATTATAGGAGAAGTAGCAAATACAAGCGGAACTTTCTCAATAATAAACTATGCTAGTGGTAATAGAGGAACAGATGCATATACAGTTAATGGAACAAATGAAAACCATAACTTTCCTTCAGATTCTGCAGGTGCTGTAAGTGACTTTGGAAGTTTTTCAAACTTATACACAGTAAAGAAAGGATCGATAGCTTACTCATTTGCTAATAGTGGAACTGCTATTAATACTTTTGGACTATCCAAAACAGATTCAAATTGTACTTCAGCAATTAATTCTTCTACAGGTGTAATAACTGTAAGTGCTATAACTCAAACAAACGCTACTATTACAGTAACAATTACAGATAGATATAGTAATGAAACTATAGCAACAAGAGTAATATCACTAGGTAAAAGTATACCAGGAGCAGCAGGTGCAGGTACAGATTCAAGAACAGTAAACTTAACTGCAAGTGACTATTCTATAGCATATAACTCTGGAGGTACAGCGCCTCAGCCAAGTGGAACAATTACTTTAACTGCAACCGCACAAAACTTTAGTAATCCTTACTTTAAATTTACAGGGGATGGTATATCTGACGAAACTAGCTATACAGATGGAAATGCAGGAAATGCAGATACGTTCTCTTTTAGTGTACCTTCAAGTATAAATACTAATCCACAAACAATTACAGTAGGAGTAGCAGACGGAAACCAAACTCAATTAGCTTTTGATTCAATAACAATTACTTCTTTACAACAAGGAAGCCCTGGGTATAGTACAATAATATCAAATGAAGCTCATACTTTCCCTGCTACAAAATTAGGTGTAGTATCAGACTTTACAAATTCAGGAACATTTATAGAAGTATTTAGAGGAGCCACAAGATTAACTCCTGTCGCAAATACAAGTACACCTACTAATGACCAATACTCAGTAACAACTAATTCTGACACTAATATTAGTGTAGGTAGTTTTACACTTAATACAGCAACAAACAGTGCTAATGTTACAATAGGTAATCATAGTTCATTTACAGCTTCAGCAAATACTGCAGAAATTGAATACTCTATAAATATAGAGAACGAGCTAACAGTAACAAAAGCACAGACTTTTACAAAATCAAAATCAGGAGACGATGGATCTCCAGGCGGAACTGGACCAAGAACTGCTACTGGATATATTTACTATCAATCAGCATCTGGTAGTGCGCCTACCAATCCTTCAAATGCAGGAGTATCATATAATTTTGGCACTAGCTTATTAAGTGGTGGTGTAATTGGTACAGGTGGAACAAATTGGAATCAGATACAACCAACATACACAGGTAGCAACTCAAATAAATATTGGTATGCTTATTGGAGTGTCGTTGAAGATGAGTTTAATGATAGTACTCCAACGATTTCATTCTCACAAGCCTATCAAGGACAGAACTTTACAGGACTTGTAACATTTACAGGAACTAACCAAATAACAGACGGTAGTAATACGACTACTGCAATAACAGCAGGAGACTTAGGGTCTAGTGGAACAACAACCATCGATGGTGGAAGAATAACAACTGGTACTATTAATGCAAACTTTATTAGTATTGCAGGTAAAAATATATCTGACCTAAATAACGATTCTGTATTTACAAATGATGATAAAGCAAATTCAGCTTTTGGACAAGCCAACTCAGCCTTTGATAAAGGTAATACAGCACATGGTACTGCTAACTCAGCCTTTGATAAAGGTAATACAGCACATGGTACTGCTAACTCAGCCTTTGATAAAGGTAATACAGCACATGGTACTGCTAACTCAGCCTTTGATAAAGGTAATACAGCACACGGAGCAGCTAACTCAGCTCATCAAACTGCAAACTCAAAAGTAACACACGCAGCAGTAAACTCCTCTTCAACTATTGTTGGAGGTGGTGTTGGTGGCTGGGGTATAAGTACTTACCATTTAGCAGGTGGAGCTATCGTAGGAAACTTTACAACTAGTGACAGTACACAAGGTAATGCAGCTTTCTTGACTACAGGTGGACTTTTACTCGGTTCAGATGGATTTATTTCAGCAAATCAGTTTTATATAGATACTTCTGGTAATGCAAAGTTTAAAGGAGCACTTGAAGGTGCAACAGGGTCATTCTCAGGAAGCATAACAGTTGGAGCATTTAATACAGCAGCCGCCACATCAACATTGGCAGGAACAGCAGCCAACGCATTTTCAGCAGCTAATGCAGCAGCCTCAACAGCGAGTAGCGCATTTGGTAAAGCAAATACAGCTACCAACTCAGCAGCCGCTGCAGCCTCAACAGCAGGTAGTGCTTTCTCTAAAGCTAATACAGCTACTAACTCAGCCGCAGCAGCAGCCTCAACAGCAGGTAGTGCTTTTTCTAAAGCAAATACAGCTACCAACTCAGCAGCCGCGGCAGCTTCAACAGCGAGTAGCGCTTTTGGTAAAGCTAATACAGCTACCAACTCAGCTGCAGCAGCAGCAGCAACAGCTGGAAGCGCTTATGGTCAGGCGAATACTGCAACTACCAATGCAGCCGCTGCAGCCTCAACAGCAGGTAGTGCTTACGGTCAAGCGAATACTGCAACTACCAATGCAGCAGCAGCAGCCTCAACAGCAAGTAGCGCTTATGGTCAGGCGAATACTGCAACTACCAATGCAGCAGCTGCTCAAAGTACCGCAGACTCAAAAGTAACACATGCGGCAGTAAATAACTCATCAACAGTAGTTGGTGGAGGAATCGGCGGATGGTCAGTAACTCCTTATCACTTAGCAGGTGGTGGAATTATTGGTCAATTTACTACAAGTGATAGTACACAAGGAAATGGATCTTTCTTAAATACTGGAGGTATACTATTAGGGTCAGACGGTTTTGTTTCCGCAAATACTTTTATGATTGATACATCTGGAAACGCTAAATTTAAAGGTACACTAGAAGGAGATGATATAGTTGTAAACGGAACACTTGTACTACCTTCATCAGGTGCTAATGTAGCTGGTTCTGTTATTGGTTCATGGTCTACAAACGTAATGGATAATAAACATGTTGTTAGTGTAGGAAGTGGACCAGGTTTTTATCAAGGATTTGTTAGAGTTATTGGAGAAACTCACTATGTTAAAACAATTAGTGTTCAAGCAAGAACAGGTACAAGTACTACTAGTGAAGGGACTTTAATTTATGAGACACCACAACTTCACGAATATACAGCAGGAAACTTACTTTTTAACGGAGGCACAAGATTATATACTAATACTTCTCCAGTAGCTTCAGGTAATATGCCAATAGCATTTACTTATACAGGTTCGGGTAATGTATCAATATTTATTAGAGCCCAGGCAGATACAGGTCCTGATACTTTAAGAGCTGAAGCTAGATTTATTAAGTTTGGAACAACTGATCCTGTATATAGTTTTGCTAACCAGTCAGGAGTAGCATTAAATACCGCATTTTATTCAAATACGCAAGTTGTCGGAGGATTTGCGGGAACAAAAACTGTAAACATATCTAATACTTCATTTACAAGATATAAAATAGACAATGGCAGTTTCGGAACAGCTAATTCTCAAATTGCAAATGGAAGTTATATTAATGTTGAAATTACTTCAGCACTTACTAACTCAACAACAAGATCTTCAACTGTGATTATTGGAGAATCTTCAGAGGTATTTACAATTACTACTCAACTTGGTACTGGAGGCGGAGGT